TTAATATAATCTCCTATATTAATATTTATCCATATAAATTAACTGGTCATATTAAAATCTAATTGTCCCCAAGGTATAGGATTTCCGTATGTATCTGTAATTATTTCACCACCTATAGATCCAACCATTAATTTACCATGTTCATGATAATACTTCGATGGTTTTATTTCTACACCGTTTTTATACTTTTTATAGTTTGGAGATATTTGACCTTTACGTTTTTTAAACGCCATTATGTTTCCTTTTTGAAGGTATTTATCGTCAAGGAGTATAGGTCAAAAAAAAAGGAGCCGAAGCTCCTTTTTTAATTATTAATTTATATGTTAAACGCCGCCACCTGTAATAAGTGTATTCACTGTACGTCCAACCGCTGTACCTAATCCTGTACCTTGTGGTGTTTGGATTGCGTTATCGTATTGTATTTCTAGTGTTACTCTCATTGGTTCGTTGTTAGCATATGCTAGTTCGTTATAGTTTGCATTTGTCACAAAACAACCATATAATTCAAATGTTTCTAGTGTAGTCGGAGTATTTGCACCGTTACCACCATCTAGGATTTCAATTGTAGTTGTAAACTTATAATCTTGTCCTGATGCTGCACTTGACTGTTCGAAGAAATCAAATTGTTTCTGTAATTGCTCACCTACTAATTTTTGTACGTTATTATTAACATCTTCACGTAAGTTAATAGTAATTGGTGACCAAGTATGCTTACCTGCTAGGTATGCTTTAGAGTTATATACTGGAATCTCAATTGGTTCAAAAGCAACTGTTGGTCTTGTTACATCCACTACTTGTTTTGTCAATTCTGTAGTTGGTGTAGTTACACCAAAATTTTGCAAAGAAACCCTAAATCGATATTGCAGTTTCGGCATTAACAAGCCCTGATTGCTTGCGGAATCTCCACTAGCTAAAGGGACTGTAATTTTTGATAGTGTTGAAATAGACATTTAGTTTGCTCCTGTTATAATTATATTTATCATATTAGAGACCTGCAATTTCACCAGTATTTTTAAGTCTTAATGGAATGTAAATAAACTCCACAGCCTTGACTGGTTCAATAGCTATATCTAAGTAAAGTTCGTTTCTGTCAATTCTACTTGGTGTATTATTTGATTCGTCACACACAACTAGGAAGTCATATAACGCTCTTTGTCCTACTAGTTCTAATAGTAAGCTCTCTGCAGCTCCTTTGATCTCATCTCTTGTAATTTTATCATTTGGTTCAAAGATATAAGGTTTAGCAAGTTTTGATAATTGGCTACGTAAGTAAATAACCAAACGTGCCACGTTAATTCTATCTAACGCACTTGTTCCTCTTGCACGAGTCTTTTGCCCGTATGCTACTAATCCTGCTCCTGTAATAAATGTAATAGGATTAACATTTTGTGCATACAATGTATCTCTTTGTCCTTCGTTTAATGATACTACATTAAATTCACCTTCTGCATCTACAAAACCTGTTGATGTTGCGTTAGTAATACCACCTCTTCTAATACCTGCTGGTGCAAACCAAGGAAAGCTAACTTGATCACTTAATGCCATTGTTCTAAGCATCATGTGACTTGGTGGAACAACAATGTTGTTTCCTGCGTTATCACTTGTGAATCCCCATGGATAAAACATTCCTAAGTATTCATCTCTTGATACAAGTCCTTGATCATTGTCTTCGGCTGCTAATGCAGTATTAGTTGCCCAGTTGTTTAAATCAGTTGCATTTGATTTAAGCGTAGCTGGACTATCACCTACGATAAATGCACTTAGGCCTCTATCATAGTTTAGACTAATCATTTCACCAATTAGTTCTGGATACCCTGGTGTTGCCATTAAGTTAAACAATCTTGATTCATCATCTCTAATGTCTTGATTGCTGTTAACTAATGATTGTAATGCTTGTACAACAACTTTACGTTGTGCTTTAGAACCAAAGCTACCTGAACCATCTGCTTGGTTACCTGATTCTGTAACCCAACGGTGTGCATAATAGTTTTCCATTGCTTCGTCATTAAAGCGAGCATTGTCACCATTTACATTAACCCAATTACGCTCAAAACGTTTTACGTTAAATCCGCTTCTACGTAGGTTATAAAGTAACATTCCTTTTGGATAAAGTGCTGGATCCGGAGCATCAGCATCTAAAAAGTTACTCACTAACAAGTCTTCAATTGCACTTGCTGTGGATAATGAACCTGCTGTTGCATAACGTGCATCTGCAAATAAAACTCCGTTTTCTGTAGTTTGATCTGCACTATCACGTAATTCCCATCTATTAGCAATCGGAGTATTCAATTTGTTTGCATTGAATACATAAATTTGTGGATAGCTTGAAAGTGTAGCTGTACTAACCCAAACATCACCATGTTTAAGTGCAGTACCATCACTTTGTAGTACTGGTGTTGATGCACTTACAATTGGTCCTGCTGGGTCTGTTTGCTCTGCTTCTCCTGCTTGGTAATATGGGCTAGTTGAATCTAAGTAACCTACCCAAGTAGTACCGTTATGGATCATAAGATCAACTTCGTCTACTACTGAATTGTACCATAAAGTTTTTGCTTCTGTTAATGCACTAATTTCATTTGCACTAGCAGTATAAGCTAATGGTTTCCATTGACTTGCTTGAAGTTGTTTTGGATTTGTTGAACCATCTGTTCCTGATACATAATAAAGATTTGGTGTCCCACTTGTTGTGCTTACATAAGCAGTAAATCCTGCTTCAGTTAAAGAACCGTCAGTATCAACAAAACGTATATCACCAAACTGTGAATGTGAAATAGTAACTCTATTTTGGCTATCAACATCTGCTGTTACATTTTCAATGTTTGCACTTGTGATTGCTGCCGCAAGTGTGTCTGCATCATCAACAGTACCGTTAAATGTAGCTGATACTGTAACTGGAGTACTAAATGCCGCTTTACCTGCGTCTGTTGAAGCTACAGTAAATGTTTTCACGCCTGATGTCATAGTTGAAGCAACAATTTTACTTCCTCTTACTGCTGTTACAGCCGCTGCTTCTCTTTTGAATATTTTATATGTTCCTAACGGTTGTGCATCACCTGCTACGTTAGTTTGAACATACAAAGCGCCTGCTGCAAGATTTGCTCCGCCGCCTGATAAATCTAACTTATATAATGCTTCTTCATTAGTTGCATATAATGGTGCTTCTACCGTATCAAACAATAGTGTTGCACTATTAAACGTTTTAACTCTAAATCTAGCACCTTTGTTAGCTTCGGTAGTTTTAAACCAAATACTTCCTGTTGGTCTAGAATATGTGTCAGCTGTTTTCCATTCTGGCACACTTGTATGTGCTGAAACTTGTAATGCTGGTGGATAATAAGTACCAGCTGCAATTCCAAGCAATGTTAATGTAGCACTATCTCCTGCTACAATAATAGGTCCGCCTGTTGTTGAGTCTGCAGCGCCTGAACTATTACCATCACTGTAAATTTCTAATTTACTATTAACTGCTTGTGCAAGTATTCCTGGAATTGATAATCCGTTTATAGTTGCTGCAATAGTTGTAACTGTATCAACTGAACTAATTGCTATTGAAACACCGTTAAGTGTAATTGCTGTACTTCCTACAAATGCTGGATTAGCTTTTGAGCCTGCAACAGTTGGCCAACTCTTCATCCAATCTTCACTACCCAACTGTACCCAAGTACCAGGAGTTACACCAGGGGCATTACCTGCTGTTTTATACCACATAGTATTAAGTGTTGTTATAGCTACAACTGCATAATCGCCAATTGTTCCGTATGAAGTTTTAGGAGCACCTGGTGACTCTAATGAACCTGTTACATATGTAACGTCTGTAATCACACTAGGTATTCTATTTGTAAAGCTCTGTCCGCCAGTAACTGTTACTGCGGCTGAATTCCATTCTTGAAGACCGAAAGTTGTAATAGATGTATCAAACCAATATGCTCCATTTACTGGATATGCTGCCGGAGCAGTTGCTTTTGGTTTAAGTTGATTTGTATCTACGTCTGCTCTTGTTACAAAAGCCGCATTACTTATTCCTAAGTATGAATATGCTGCTTGTAATCCAAATTCGTTAAGCTCTCCTGCATGTACTGCATTGTTGCTTGCGTCTGTTTCAAACACTGGATCTCCAAATGTATCTGCTAAGTCTCTTTGAGAAGTTAGCAAGAATGGTTTTCCTGCGTTTGCTTTAGTTGTTCCTGTTGCTGTTCCGGTACCCGCCGCGTTCTTTTTATCTTGAGCACTCACAACAAATATCATAGGTGTTGTGCCTGGCTCTGCCGGAGTATAAAAACTCTCGTCGATAACGCTTACTTGTACGCCTGGTGAAGTTAATGCCATTTCTTTGTCTCCTGTTGGAATAGTTATTCTACATGTATTTATAAGAATTAAATCAAAAACGCCTACAATATACTTAGATAAAGGGGCAATAAAGGTGAGCTAAATACAATATGAGACCTTTATGCGTATGTGGACAGCGGCCTGCGGCTATAAATTACAAAAAAAACAATAAAACGTTTTATAGAAAGAAGTGTGAAATATGTTCTAAGTATGGAGGCACTGGACATGGCATACCTAAGTGGAAACAAGTTGGCTACGAAAAGAAAAGCGAGTGTGAAAAGTGTGGGTACAGAAGTAAGCATAAAGAACAGTTCAACGTGTTCCATATCGATGGTTCGTTAGATAATTGTAGGTTTAGTAATTTAAAAACTATTTGTGCAAACTGTCAACGTATTATGCAGAAACAAGGTGTTCGTTGGAAACAAGGAGATCTTGTACCTGATTTCTAAGATCAGTTATAGTTTTATTATTCTCTAATACATATGTAAATTTAGTGTTTGCCCAAGCCCATTCGCTAGGATGTACTTCTTTAGGTTCTACTCCTAGTGTTTGATACTCACTAAACCAAGCCGGATCTTGGCCTCTTTTTACACGCCAAACTTGTCCATTAATTTCGTATATCATTTTGGCTTCGTTAGGAAAACGAACATCTGGAATAACAAAGTTTATTTCAGGATGATCTAGTATTTTCTTCTTTGTTAAGCTAACCCATATACCGTCATAGAACCCATCACGCATACACTCTGTACCAAACAGTTGAAGCACATATCTTGGAGTTATTTCTTCTCCTGTTTCGTTAGACCAATATTCGTCAACTTCTTCACGCCATTTTCTACTTTGATCTGTTTTGCCGTCTAGTAGATTTCTATCCCAGTCAAACATAGTTGCTACACTATCTTTTAATTTATCTGCAAAACTAAGTTTTTGAAAGTTATGTCGTTTAATTAAATAGTCTGCAATAGTATCTTTACCACTGCCTATCAAACCACAAATGCCAATAATCATATAGATCTCCTAAGTATTCTATTAGTATACTTTAAATCTTATGAAATGTCAAGTAGTTTTTAACCAATTAAGAAGCTATAACCTACGCCACCCGGAACTTGTGTTGCTATATCTTGCTCTAGTTTTTCCATCTCAGCTATTGCTTCTTGTTTTAGCGTATCACCGTTAAGTTGGCTTCCGCCTTGTGGACCAGCAATAGTTGCAAATTTACTACGTGCTTCTCCTAACATAAATTTACAAGTTGCAAGTGTATAATCTTTTAACCATTGGTTAGCAAGATAATCTGTAATTAATTCACTATTAGGTCTATAGTTATAGCATAAAAGAAGTAAGTCTTCTTCTGCTCTAGGTCTTTGTAAAATTGTTAATTTTTTATTAGCAGTATTCCATTTGAATTCTATAAACGAACCAAACATACGTCCTACAATTTCTTGATATCCAGAAAATAGTTCATATGATGCAAGTCCGCCCATATTAGAACTTGCTAATAAGTACGTGTTTGTGTAAGCTAAGTTAAACGGTTCAAACATAGAGCCGCCATCACCACCGCCTGTTCTTGAACCAATTGATCGTCTATGTATTTTTCTAACTTCAACTATTTCATTAGGTAAAATGTATTCGTTTTGATCAATAATAGTAGGTAAAAATATGTATGATTCTTCCACAGAATTATCTGATCTTTGTCTGAATTTACTAAACGCTTTGTCCAATGCTGTTTGATAATGGATTGGATCAAGTTCTACATCAATCATGCCGCCACCAAGCATTGTATGTACGTAATCAAAGATTTCTTGCTTCTGTGTTTGTAGATCTGCCATAAATGTTCTCCGTATAGTCCTCATAGTATTTATCGTTCTTGTCGTTCCGATAAATACTTGTATGCCAAGACTTAGTTTATATAAACCCGAACGCGGTAATGATTTTGAATTTTTAGACAAGCAGATTCTAGAAATGTTCACAGTTGGCGGTACTGATATGTTTGTACACAAGTATTTAGGACCTAAAAATCCTGATACAGCAGATGCTACAGCAGATCAGCCGCAATATGATGCTGTATCACATACAAATATACAAGACTTATTGTTCTTAGAAAACAGAGACAGAAAATACGATAAAGACGTGTATACTATGAGAGGTATATACAATGTTCAAGATGTAGATTTTGATCTAAGCCAATTTGGATTATTTTTACAGAATGATACACTAATGCTTACTATTCATATTAGAAGTAGTGTTAAGACATTAGGGCGTAAAATTATGCCTGGCGATGTAATTGAGTTACCTCACTTAAGAGATGAATATGCTCAAAACGATATGGCTGTTGCTCTTAAAAGATTTTATGTTGTTGAAGATGTGAACAGAGCATCTGAAGGATTTACACAAACTTGGTATCCGCATTTATACAGATTAAAACTTAAACAAATACTTGATAGTCAAGAATATAAAGATATACTTGATTTACCAGCAGAAGAAGATGCACCCGGCGGCAACACACTACGTAATTTATTGTCTACATATGAAAAAGAAATGCAGATTAATAATGCAGTTGTAAAACAAGCCGAAGCAGATGCTGCTAAAAGCGGATATGACACTAGTCATTTGTTTACATTACAAACAGATGCTAATGGTGAAACAGAATTAGTAACTGTTGATTCTAGTGATATAGATGTTTCAGATGGTATTAGCGTTGATAAAATCATGGTGCCACCAGACAAGAACGGGTATCAAGGTTATTTACTAGGTGACGGATTACCGCCAAATGGAGAGACATTTGGTCATGGAATTAGTTTTCCTGTTGAACCATCAACACATGATTACTTTTTAAGGACAGATTTTTTGCCAAATAGATTATTTAAATATGACGGGAATCGTTGGGTTAAATTAGAAGATGGTGTGCGTATGACATTATCACAAACAGATGATAAATCTACACTAAAAGGCGGCTTTGTAAACAATACTAACGCAGATACAATTGGCGGTGAAACAGTTAAAGAACGACAGAGCTTGTCAAAAGCACTAAAAGCTAAACCAGATAATTAAGGTGTAATATAAATGCAACATTTTTACGATGGCCAAATAAGAAGATACTTAACTCAAATGATTAGACTTATGAGTAATTTTTCTTACGAAGACGGCGACAAAAAACTTACACAAATTCCTGTTATGTATGGTGACATTACAAGACAAGTCGGAAGCATAATTAGAGAAAATTCTGAAAATAAGATTCCTAGTGCGCCAAGAATGGGAGTATACGTTACAGGTATTGAAATGAATACTGCACTATTAGCAGATTCTAGTTTTATTAGTAAAGTAAATGTAAGAGAAAGAGCCTACGATGCACAAGGTCAAGAATACTTAAATGAGTCAGGAAAAAATTATACAGTAGAAAGATTAATGCCTACACCTTACACATTATCAGTAAACTGTGATATATGGAGTACAAATACAGATCAAAAGTTACAAATATTAGAACAAATTTTAATGTTGTTTAATCCTAGTTTAGAAATACAGACTACAGACAATTATATTGACTGGACTAGTTTAAGTGTTGTAAATTTAGATCAAATAAGTTTTAGCAGCAGATCTATACCAACTGGAACTGAATCAGAAATTGATGTTGCCACATTAGGGTTTACTGCTCCAATTTATATTTCACCTCCTACTAAAGTAAAAAGACTTGGTGTTATTACAAATATTATAACAAGTATGTTTGACGAAACTGGTAATATTAATAATATTAATCCTGATAAAATATTTGATAGTTTCGGAAAACAAATAGAAAGCGAACTGTCTTCAGACTTTGATAGTCAAGATACTGTAATGCCAGTACTTAACACAGACCATACAGAAGTACACGGCAGGGTCGGAGTTTTGCCTACAGGAGAAATAGAACATATTACACAAACTGGTAAAGTAAAAAGAGGAACTGCTGATGCAGTTTATGGCATATCTCATAAAGGACATGATCTACTTGTTTTAAATAATACATTACAACTAATTAATAAAGGCATAGTTGGCAATACACTATGGACAACTTACCTAGATGCAGTTCCTGGAAACTTTAGATCAGGACTTTCACAAATTAGGTTAGCAAGAAAAGATCTTACAAATGATATTGTAGGTACGTTTGCTGTTGATCCTACAGATGATACAAAAGCAGTAGTAAATTGGGACACAGATACTTTACCAAGTGATACTATTATCACTAGTACACTACAAGAAAAAGCAAAAATTGATTACATACTTGATCCTACAAAAACAAACCCAACTACTTTAAAGACAGCAGGAAATAGGATTCTACTTTTAGGAGCAATAGGTTCTACTATAAACGTAGATGGACCAGATGCATGGAAAAATGCCGACGGTACTGACTTCATTGCTAATGAAAACGATATATGTGAATGGGATGGTACTAAATGGGTAATTGTATTTGATGCTTCTACTAAAACAGACCAACTTACTGATGTAACATACGTTACTAACCTAAATACAGGCATTCAATATAAATGGGACACTTTTGAATGGGTATTATCGTTCGAAGGTGAATATCCAGACGGCACCTGGCGTATAGTATTTTAAGATAATTACTTATATGAATAACATTGTATGTAGCGGTGCCCTCTTCTACACTCTTGATACTCATAGATTTTTATTTCTATTTAGATCTAACGGTAAAAAAGCCGGATTATGGGGATTAGTAGGAGGTACAAATGAAGGAGTAGAAACTCCTTTTGAAGGACTACAAAGAGAAATTAAAGAAGAAATTGGTAGTGTTCCGGAAATTAAAAAAGTGCTACCACTAGAATCCTTTGTATCTAATGATGCACACTTCCACTTTCATACATACTTGTGTGTAATAAAAAGTGAATTTATTCCTAAATTAAATAATGAACACAGCGGTTATGCATGGTGTAGTTTCCGTAACTGGCCTAAACCTTTACATTTAGGATTGCGTAACACGTTACAAAGCAAAGCTAACTTAACTAAATTAGAAACTGTGTTCGAAACAATTAATTTACTTGACAATTAAATTAATAGAAAGTAAAATGAGTGTATGAAGGTTTTAGTATTAGGTGATATAATAACTGACAAATATATCTACGGCAGTAGTTCAAGGATTAGTCCTGAGGCTCCTGTGCCTGTAGTCAATATCACTAATATTGCAACTTCACTTGGAGGAGCCGGACTTGTTTATGAAAATTTAAAAAGTTTAGGTGTAGATGTTACATTGTTTGATACAATGCAATCGCCAAGTGTTAAAACTAGAATTATATGCGATGGTCATTATGTAACACGATTAGACGAAGATGAAATTGCAGATTCAGAAGCTGTATTGACAAATGTATTACGTAGTGACTTTTCCCAATATGAGTATGTTATATTAAGTGATTACAACAAAGGTGTATTAGATAATGCAAAGCAAATTATTGAACATATTAATAGCCAAGGTTGTAAAGTTATTGTAGATCCTAAACGTAATGCACAATTTTATCAAGATGCGTGGTTAGTAAAGCCTAATGCAAAAGAATTAATTGACTTTAATTTTAAAGGATGGCAAGGTAATATCATTACTACCGATGCTGACAGAAATGTAGTTGCTACAATAGATAATATTAAGTATAATGTACCTGTAGAAAAAGTTGAAGTCTCAGATGTTACTGGTGCTGGAGATTGTTTTTTAGCAGGATTTGTTTATGGACTTACAAAAGAATATAGTTATAAAAAATGTTTACAGATTGCTATAAAAGGTTCAACTAAAAGCGTAAGTCGTTCTGGTACATACATTCTTAAGCAAGAAGATTTAAATCAAGGTATAGTTTGGACTAACGGCGTATTTGATATACTACACACAGGGCATTTAGAATTATTAAGATATGCTAATACATTAGGAAAAAAACTTATAGTAGG